CTATTAACTGTATATGATCAATAGAAGGCATTATTAATTTTGTTGTTGCTTGTATATATTTTTTTAATTCCATATTAACCAATCATAATTTTGTAATGTTATTATTTGTCCATTTTGATATAAAGCCCAATTTTCCTCCCACCCTAAACTCATGTTTTCTAATTGTTGAACACTTAAATCTACTGTTAAAGACCACATTCTTTTAGTTGTTGCTATAGCATCATCTAATCCAAATTGTATTATACCATTAGAATGAGTTATATATAAAGAACAGCGTACTGTTGCATCAGCTAAATTAAATTCTGCTACACCCCCTGTTGTTCCTAATTGTGTTATTGTTCCTTTAACATTTTTAAATGCCGTATAATACGCAAACGCTTCTGTATATCCTGTTGGATAATCTGTACTTGTACCACCTACTACAGTTGATGTTCCTTTTATTCGTATTATCATGTTTGAATCAATAGGAATAATAGGATTATTTATTGATGATTTTCCTTGTGGATAAGCATAACCCCTTGTAGTACCTGTGCTATAACCTATAACTACTAATCTATGTGCTTCACCTCTTAAACTTGGTGTACTATTATTAGCATTAGCAAATTTAATCAACATATCATCTCCCATATAAGGCAATAAAGGTGATGAGTATTTTGTATTATCGTTTCCTATAATTAAAGGTTTGTTTAATTGTGCTATTTTTCCTGATAATATAGATTTAGTTTGATTGTTGTCTAATAAAGACAATGGGTTTCTTTTACTTTGTAAATAAATAGGTAAACTATTAGTATTAGCTATACAAGGTCTTAAAGAATCATCTAAACCAAAACTTGAATCAGGTGTAATATCTATAACCGTACCGCCTAAACATTCACAACAAGCCGTATCTGCAAATAAACCCGTTGGATTATTAGGTGGTAATGAAGGCGTACAACCTGGTGTTCCACTTGGACACCATGTAAAATAACCATTCCAAAGATTATTTTCTCCTACAGATGCAACTACATAATCACATTCATAACAAGTAGAATCATAACTATCATTTACTTTTAATAAAGTAACTTTTGTTGATACCTTTTGTGCTACTTGATAATTATGGATATTTAGTATTCTCCAATAACTATCTTTTATAAAAATTTCATCATTAAATTTAAAGTTCAATATATCTACTTCATTTAAATTAAGATGACATTCCATTATCCTCGCATCTGTTCCATATATTCCATTTAAATAGTTTTCCCAATAAAAATAATACAAACTATTTTCAGTTGTAATCCCTTCATTAATAGAATTAAAAACACTTAATTGACCGCATATAGGCGGTGCAGCTGACCAATATAATGACTTTGTTGTAGTAGTTAATTGCGAACCGCCTGTTGAAGCATTTAAGTCATAAGGGCTACATAAAGGATATGTAGTAAAACCATGAGCAGTTATTGCCCCTGTTCCCGCGTTTATTTGATGCAGATAATAAGTAACAGATGTGTTATTAGAATACTGTTGATAAACAGTAGTTGGTGTACCATTGTAAAAAAACAATTTAGGTTTAGTTTCTTCTAAAGTGTTTTCATATCCACCTTCTACTTTTTTATAGCTATATTCATAATGAACAGCCATATTTGACAATTGTGTTGGAATACTATCATCTTGATTAACAAAGATTTTTTGATTTATAAAAGGTGAAAATATAGGATTATTCTTTAATATGCCTGTTGCAAAATCGTTGTTAGTTTCAGTTATATTAATTTTTCCATATACATTAGCAAGTGGAGATTCTTCTTTTATAGATTTATTCATTAAATCTACATCTTCTAAGTCACTAAATTGTATTTCTTTTTTTTGTAAAGCTGTGGTATCTTTAACAACAACCTCTTTAGATGTATCTAATTTATCTGTCCAATACTTAATAGAACCTGTAGATAAATAATCATTAAAAGTCTCTATAATTAGATTATTTGCATCATTAGGATCACTTAATATAATTAAATTAAATCTTTCTATTATGTCTTTTAAAAATGCTTTTTGTGTAATACTAGCATCTATACAAGCAGGAATATCTACAACTTGATTATATATATTTGTTCCATAACTTGTCCAATTCATAGAAATGGAATTATATAATCCATAAAAAGTTGTAGTTCCACTACCACCTGTACCACTATAAGCAATTCCTGCACCACCAAATGTAATACTAGCAGGGTTAAATGAATTATCTCGTTTCCACCCTAGTGATTGTACATATATTTGATATGATTGCCCTACATAAACATTAGGCGTGTCTAAAGGTATTTCAAAACTAAAATTTTGAGCATCACTAGCTGTCCAATTGACATTAGCATCAATTAAAGTAGTATTAATAATATCACCTGAAACAGGGTTACTATCCCAATCTACAGTATTGTTAACAGTATCATATTCTTTTAAAATAACAGAAATTGCAATAGAAGATGTATCAGAGGCTGCTGTTATATTAGATGCTAAAACATTAAAACTAACTTTAACACTACCCATACTTTCACTAGCTTTAGTAAAATAATTATACTGTTCATTCCATACATTGCTCGGATCAGCAGGTAAAGTATAAACAGAAGAAATAGGTGCTATAGTATCAGCAGGAATTAATATAGGTGTAGTTACTTGTACATCATCATTATTTACAACAACCTCACCCCAAGCTGTACTATTACCAACATACATAGCACCATCTATAGAACCTAGTGTAGGAATAGTAGCAGGTGCAGCTGTAGTTAAATGGTTACACGTTGTCATAAATAACTTACCAAAATATGAGTGGTCAATAAATGCAGACGTATAACTAAACCCTGATTTTGCAAGTATTAATTTAAATAGAGTTTTTATTTGAATAGCAGGTCTAAATTGTGTTATTGGTGATACAAATTCAGCATCTAAATTTCCTGAATCCATATTTAAAAATTTAGTTTCATCTGTATTAAAAAACATACTACCTGGTATAGTAGATGATAAAGGATATAATACTTTTTGAACACTTGCGACAGAATCTCTTAAAGATGCACCTTGTGAACCGTCTGAATTTATAGCATAAAAATCTGTTGCTGAACCGTCCCAAGATTTAGAAAAATTAGAAGCATTAAAGGTGTGGTTTAATTCATAACTTGTACTACCATCATCATTTAAAAAAACATCTTTTAGTTTCCTGTTTCCTATAACAGAAAATAAATCAGCAGTATTAGACATTAACACTACTTGATAATACTGTGCTTTTTGAAATACAGCTTTTAGTTGTAAACTACCTTCAAATTGACTAACACCACCTGCATATAAAATAGCATTAAATTTAGTTCTTGTATCAAACACTAACGTATCTAAATTCACATTATACCAATCTTGAAAAAACTGATTATTATTATCAGTAAATGGTAATTTGAATGTTTGGCTAAAACTACCTTTTCTTTTTTCAGGTTCTTTAATATCCGAAAATTGAAAGTTAAGACTTATGTTGGGTGCTTCTTGTAAATCTAAATTATATGTAGTATCTGATGTAGCACTACTAGTAGCTTTTCTAAATGCAACTAATCTTATTTTCATTATGAATTAGTATTTAATGGATTAGCGTATTCTATGTTTATTGTATATTGTATTTTAACACCTTCATTAGCAACAGTCTTTCTAAGAAAATTTGTATCTGTGATCATAACAGGAACAGTATATGTTGTATCTGCATTTTCTATAATGTTAACATTTGTTGACATAAGTAAACTTTCAAGCAATGTTGTTTCTTCTTCACTAATCCAATCTGTATTTAATGTTTCTCTTAACATAGCTGTTGTTTGTCTTGTTCTTTTGCCCCTAGCAAAATTGTCATACGAATACATAGTATTACTAAAATCACCTAGCATTGTACTATAATTATTTCTAGAAACTTGTACTGTTTGTGTTGACTTCATTTTAAAATTAAAATAATCATAACACCCTTTGCTATTTCTCCACCCTAATCTACGCACTTTAAATCCTTTACAACTTCCGTCTTGTAACACAAAATAATACGGTGCTGTTTGATAATTACCGCTGTCATTTGCTGTATCTGAACCCCTTACGCTATAGTAAGCATATCCACTAAAATTAGATGGTCTTGCTTGACCTGCTGCTGAACCGTCAGCATCAGTAGCAGAAACATTAGAATCTTGTAAATTTTGAGGCCCACACCCAAAGTATAATAATCTTTCTGCATCTGTATCTGCTTCACCACCTGATGCACTAGGTATAGCACCACCTGTAGTAGCGTGGTTTCTAATGTATTGTTTTTCTCCTATTATTGAACCTGCTGAATTATAATAAACAATTTCAAAATAGTTACATTCACTATCAAATTTATCTTCATAATTTAAAAAACCAATTGTATGATAGTCGGTAGATTGGACGTAATTTACTAATCTATTGTTGCTAGATTGTTGGTTTGGTATATATGGTAAATCACTTAACATATATTCTAATGTGCTACTTGATGTATAATCTTCAAACGCATCTCCTTGAAAATTGTCTGTTCCTCTACCTACTTCTAATGCTAATGATGCCGCTATATACCATCTTGTATCATCTACTGCACCTGATGTATCATCAGTTGGTGAAACATTAGCAGCACTAGAATAATTTTGATATCCTTTAACATATATTTGCAAAAGTTGATTGCTATTTTTACTAAATATAGTAGATGTTAAATTTTTACCTAATGTGTGTATTGATTTAGTTGTAGCGTTTTGGTCTGCAATAGTATCTTCTAATTGTGTGTTAACAATATCTCTAATATCAAAAGTTGCTCTAGCTGCATTACCTGATATGTCTGTAGCATAGCCGTTTCTTCTTTGTTTCATTTTAGCTAATAATGTTCCTGATGAGTCAGTTAATCTAACTTCTAATACTAATCTAAAATAAAATAAACCTGATATTGTGGATTCATATAATGTATAAGGCACAACAGGATTCCAGTTTGTAATTACAGGCACCTTGTCTGCTGATGCTACAGGTTCTTGTACGAATGATAAAGCCATATTTTAATCTTTAAATGTTTTTTCTAATTCTATTTCCAAGTCATTTGCGAATGCTTGTAATATCTTGTTTTCTTGTTTTTTTAATTGTTGTGTAAAAGGTCTAGTAAAGAATTGAGTTCTTTCTAATCCTCTTTGATATATTGCTCTTTGTATTAAAAAAGCTAAACTTTTACGAGCTATAAATTTGCCGTTACTTCTTGCAGCTTTTAATGGTTTACTAACTATCCATCTATCTATTGCACCTCGTGGCGGCATTTTAGTAGAAAATTTAAAAGGGCTGCCTTGCCCCCTCATTCGTCCACTACCTTTATATCCCCCTGCACCTCTCACACCTTCATCAACAAACGCCCAATAATCCTCAGCACCACCAAATTCAAATTCTAATGTTACACTATTTTTTGATGATGTTACTAAATAATCAAAATCATTATATAATGTATTTCCGCTTGTGGTTTTCTTCTTCTTCTTTAATATACCCCTACCTTCTTTGATGACATTACCACCAAGTTTTTGCATAGCTTGTATTGTGTTTTTAAATTGCATTATGAATTACCTTCTACAGGAACAATACATAGATTGTTTGGGTTATTAACTTGTATACTTAATGTTGCAGACCACCCCGAAAGAAGATTATCAAATCTAGCTGTAAAAGGTTCTGCTGAAACAGGTAACTCTAAAAACACCTCATCATCTACCCAACTTGTAGAATATAGGTTTTGATGAAATTCATTAATAACGTCTTGTATGATCTGTAGGTTTTCACTTAATGTATCAATACGCCCTAATCTTTCTTTATTAGGAGAATCACCAATAGCATCACTAATCATATCAAGTACATAGATTGTAAATGTATAAGTCATTACGCCTTTATCAATAGTTGCTGTACCAGGTTCTGCATATAGGATTATGTAGTCTGTAGCACCTAATTTATTAATATCCACCTCATCCATAAAACCTGAATGAAAAGATTTAATCTGAAAATGCTTGTCTGCTATTGTTTCTAAATATCCTAATACGTTTCTAAAAGTTATCATAATTGTTTCTTTGTTTTGCGTTATAATCTTGTGTATATGCTAAATATGTTAGCACTTCAAGAATAGGCAATCTTGTTATTTTATTTATGTCAAGTATGGAATTAGACATTGAATATAAAGCATTGTACCACCCCCATTTAGACTGCATACTTACGCCTTTTGCACTTTCTTCTCCTGAGCTTGTAAATAGCTGCGCGAAATCCACGCTAATTCGTTTCCTAAAGTCAAAAAAAAACCTAAGCAATTTAAAGCTATATCCATTGGGCAGTCCTTAAATAATTCCTCTTTAAATTCATCAGGGTTATAATCTTCAATAGCATATCTCTCATTACGTTTAAATGTTATCTGTCTATAAAGAATTGACATAATAATATGTAAGTTCTCAATAGGTTCTTTACAGTAATTTTCTAAATCAATATATTCCCCTGTTGTAATTCCTGAAAGATTAGGCACAAATCCATACTCATTATTTTTAAACATAAAAGTCTTTCTAAATTCTTCTTTGTTTGGTTCAGTATCAATAAGACCTTTAACAATAGCCATAATGTCTAATAAGTCTGTGTAAACCATTTTCTTTACTATAAATGGTGTGGTGTTACATAATAACGCTAAACTCTTTATAACCTTGTTTTTCTCACTTCCCTTGCCTTCTTGAATTTTAACGTATTCTTGGTATGTTCCAATTGTTATGTCACACCATTCACTTGGTATTGTTAGTTTGACCTCTTTCATCATTAATAAATATAAAAGTTAATAATTTGTTTTTTCTACAATATATAGTATTTACCGCTATGGTTAATACTGAGTTTATTTAAGCACAGATAACGTGTAGCATCAATTAAATGGTCATTTACTTTTACAGGCACATTCAATACATCACCATTTTTATCAGTAGCCCATTTATAACCCCTAAATTCTTTGATTGCATTTAAACTGTCTTTAGTTATATGCAACTTATACCTTCGCATTATATCTATCCCTAAATGTATTCCTGCTCCCTTCTTAGCGGGTTTTATATTAAATCCTTGTCTGTATATTTCTTCAATAGATTTAGGTTCTGCTGAATCTCCTATTATTTCTGATTGTCTATCTATTCTAAATTCTTTTAACTTATTAGCTAGGTCAGTATTAGTTAATCTTTTTTCGTAAAGCATTTCCTTAATGTATAAATTATCATCAGAAATATATATTGCTACTAATGCTGTTGGTGAATTAGTAAATCCAAAATCAAGACCATATCCAACTAATCGTCCTTGTACTTCATCTACTAATTGAAAGTTCCTAAATATCATTGTTTGTATAGAACCTATTTCACCCAATCCGTACACACGCCAATAATCAGGATCAATATCTTTAAGTCTTTCAATCTCTGCTATTGTATCTTTATCTAAAAATGGATTAGCTTTATATGTTGATTTAATAAATGTGCAATCATCTCTAGTTATTACTTTATCATATATCCAACTGTAAGGATCAGAA